CCCTTCATCACGATACACCCAAATCGTATGGGAAGACGCAGAGTTCTACGACGACGAAGGCCACAAAATTCGCATTTCCAGTCAAATGGCATGCGCTGAATGTGGAGGCGTCGTGCGTTATGGCGACACAGGTTATAAAATCTGTGATGACTGCGGTCTTGTTCAAAATTTGGATTTTAACATCATAGAGACCGATCTGAATTACAAGGCAAATCGATTGCGACGGGAGCCTCACCGGTGGAGCGTCCCGAAGATCGACCCCGCGTTTAAGAATGACGCTGACGGGTCAACTACCGATATATATTATTCCAGGGCGTATAGGAGGAGGAAGCGGACATGATTCCAATTTGCGCTGTTTGCTCTCATCCAGATCGTGTCATTATTGAGACCAGGATAACGTCTGGTGAGCCATTAAAAGATATTTTGATTGATTACCCCGTTGCCTTATATGCGCACAAAGTAGATTGTATGGAAGGCAACGACTGGGGGTCTGAAAAATATCACTGGACAGAAGACCCTCACCCAGAGGATTACAGCAACCCGTTTGACATGGATTATCCTGAAACTTTGGATGGATGGGGTTCCAAAGATGATTATGATCTCAGTGAGCCTTATTCTCGTATTTCAGTGTTTCGTGCCGAGTTCCATAGTGATATACCCAAAGACCGGTTCTGGGAATGGTTCGGTAAAGCTTTTGATAGTGAAATAAACTGGAGAGCGGCCAAACAGCTCGAAAGTGTACGCTCTTGGGTGGAGCAAGCAACCCGATGGTGATTTAGATAACAATCGACTCCCAGATCCACCGGGAATTGGCTTCGTTGAGCCCCCAGATCGTCCGGATGCTTCAGGACGTCGACCGGTCCAAATCACCCGAAGAGATCTGGCGGTCTATCCCCCGGCTGGAAAAAAACAAATATCTTAAACTGGCCGAATCCAAGAACGGTCGAATTTGGAATATTCTAATCGGCTCGATCGTGGCTGACGGTCTCTATTCGACCGCCCGGGCCCTCGGATCGAAATATAAGATCGAAATACCCGAGCGTAAGACTCTTTTCCTGAAAGATTACGTTGCCGACTACTTTGACAAAAATGGGCTCCAGTTCGTCGCGTTGACGACCGGCACCGATGTTAAGAAGCTCAAATCGTGGGTCTGGAACCAGTCGGCTTACGGCGACGGGCCGCTCCTGGACCAGCCCAACCTCGCCTACATCATTGATGGCGGCATGACCCGGATGGAACGGATCAAGTCGGTGGAGATTGCGAGGGCGACCCATGCCGGGGGCCAGGGGTTTATGACAGACGCCGGGTTTGAATATAATACTTGGAATACTCAAGGCGACGATAGAGTGCGCCCGACCCATCGGGCCAACGAAGGCGAAACCGTGCTTATAGGTGAAATATTTTTAGGATCGAATGAGGAATACCCAGGCCAAACCAGCATCGGATGCAGGTGCTGGCTTGAGTACTCATAGCTGTTTGTAGAGGTGTTATAATGCAATCCGATTACACCGCCGATCCCGCCGAGTGGAACCTGTCGGTATCCGGCGAGGTCGTCTGGGTCGATGTCACCTCCACCGATAACGAGGACTGGACGTGAAACAGCGCGGCCCTGGTATCGTCACCTGGCTTGAGGTGAAGTGGACGGTCGCCGAGGGGTGGACGGGCCTGTCGATGGAGGATGGGTGGGTCTCGTTGCCGTTCGGCCCTCCGATCGATACTCTCCGGAGGATGACCGGATAATGTACATTCCAGCCCCGTATTATGCCAACGACGGACACGTCGAACTGGTTCAGATCGTCTGTCCCCACTGTGGCGGCACCAAACTCCTCTTCCAGGGCATGACCCCGGCCTACCGGTCTGTGGAGATCCTGGCGACGTGCTGGGACTGTCGCGAAAGCATGAAGATGGCGCTAGGCGTGATCTGAAGGTTGTTAACAATGGCTACGATTTTACATACAGCAGAGGCCAAAGTTCGCTTAGAAACCGACGCAGAAACCGACGTGTTACACGTCCTCGGCATTTACGGCCGGCATCACCGCAAGGTCACTGAGACGGATATCATCGTCTGGTTCAAAGGCCAGCATTCGGCGATGGATATCCGGGCGGCTCTCCGCCAGCTCGAAGAGGACCGGCGCGTGATGGCGACGACCGAGACGTACTGGAATGTGGTGAAATGATCGATCCTGTATCACATTGGTGGTTATACGTATGACAGAAAACGAGGCTGTAACCGACCTGTTCGGGCTCGAACCTGAGAAACGGTTCTTGATCCAGACCGACGCTTGTGATTATTGGGCGGACGACTTCTGTCTGCATCAGGTCCTGGACGGTGGGATCGGGTACGTGTCGGCTATCTATCAGAGGCCGGACGGTCGGTGCGTCATCTGCGACATCCATGCCCCGGTGAGCGCCATAATCGATTACGGGACCGAGTACAACCTGGAATCGTTCCGGGCGACGATCAACGCTGACCAAGAACGGATGCAGGACGTGGCTAAAGATTTTATTGACGCCGCCAAAGCGCGGGTGCGGGTTCCGGACGGGTATCAATAGATGACAATACGATACGATTACCCCTATAGGATGGAGGCGATCGAGTACTGGTGGATCGACCGCCAGGCGGAGCCTCTGACCGACTACCAGCTCCACCAGATCGATCAGCTCAACGCGAAGGTAGCGGCGGCGATCGTGTCGGCCGATCCGGATGAGCAGGACGCCCTTTACCAACGGCTGGCGGACTTCGAGTCGAAACTCAACTTTTTAAGGTGATTTGGGGTAAGTCCAGACCGAAAAGGATGATGCCGCCGATTGGCGGGTGGGACGAAGTAGGTCTGGGTCCACTATATTATAGGTGACTTTAAAATGGCGTTTGAATCTCTGGAGCCGTACCGGGTCCGTATTGAGACGATGCTGGCGGCCGGCGATAGCGTTTCCGCCATCGCTAAAAAGCTCGGCATCCCAGAAAAACGGCGTCTTATTAACTTATATAAAAATGAGCGGTTTAACGTCCGGGAAGCCGCGCAGGCGGTTTTATCACGAATTCCGGAGGAGACTACTCAGGACAGGTTAGATGGCGCGGTCCGGCGGGTCGTCGCCGAACACGACGGCATAAAACTCGGGATGCAGCGGGGCATGGAGTTGATGGAACTCGACGCCGACGGCGACTATCCGGTCGCTTCTGCCCTATGGGCCGAGGGGATGAAAATTTTCAGTTCGGCGGTCAAGCTCAAGATGGAGATCGCGGGCGACGACCCAACGTCGAGAGTGGCCGTAGCGATAGAGGAGTGGGGTGAAAATGAACTCCGGGAGTTCCGCGACGTGCTACTCGCAGAACGAAATAGACGCTGCGCTGCACCTGACGAACCGTGAGCTGGCCCGGTACGACCCGGTCATTTTTGCCCAGGAATTTTTGGAGTTCGATCCAGACCCCTGGCAATGCGTTTTTCTGAGATCAAAATCCAAACGGCTCATTCTTAACTGTTCCAGACAGTCGGGTAAGTCGGCGACGACGGCCGTCCTCGCCCTCTGGGAAGCGATTTACAAACCCAAATCGATCATCGTCCTGGACTCGCCATCGTTGAGACAGTCTCAAGAACTGATGGCGAAATTCTCCGAGTTCTTGGGGAAGGTTGACAGGACCGTCAAGCTTGACTCCGATACCAAGCTGTCGGCCCGGTTTGCTAACGGGTCTCGCGTTGTGGCGTTGCCCGGCTCTGAGAAGACCATCCGAGGCATTAGCGCGGTTACGCTCCTGGTGTTGGACGAGGCATCAAGAATACCCGAAGAGCTGTATGTCGCGGTGAGGCCGATGCTGGCGGTATCTGGCGGCAGGTTGGCGATCCTATCGACTCCGGCGGGACCGGTCGGCTTTTTCCACGATATCTGGGAGAACGGCGGCCCCGAATGGGACAGGTTCGAGATACCAGCCTATATGTGCCCCCGAATCTCACCCGCCTTCTTGGAAGAGGAGCGGCGGGCGCTCGGCTCGGCGATGTTTGCTCAGGAGTACGAATGTAAGTTCATCGGCGAGG